AATGGGCAAGAGAGATAAGCAGAGTACCACAAGGTGACTTCACTATCTGCTTCTTTCCTTACGCTCGCTCACAGGGTATGGCAGGCGAGCAAATGGTTGTCAAGGAACATTGCAAGTACCGCACGCAACTACCAGAGGAGTGCTTCAAGGTCGATTCCGAGAACTTCTTTCTTTTCGAAGACAAAGACGGAAACCCAAAGATGTGTTATCGCATACTCATCAGGTATATGGGTTTTCCACAAGACGGATATAAACTACATAAGATAAATTGGTTATGACAGATAGTATTGAGTTGCACGGCAACGCTGGTCTCTATGTTATGGACGGCAACACCTTCTCCTTCCAGATTGGAGAGGGCAACGAGTTGTCGACAAAGCAAGGGCTACTCGTACCACAGGGCAGACAGTCGTACCTACACGAACACCAGTGGATGAGTGTTAACGGATACCAAGTGTGTATGCGTGGCGTGAACAACGCACAGTGTGAGGAGGTTGCAATGGAGATAAAGCAGAACCGCCTGCTGCCTCGCTTGTATAGCAAGGAGATAAAGATGCTGTATGGTAACGGACCTTGTGCTTATATACAGACAGTAGAAGGTGGTAAGCTGCGACGTGAGTACACCGCACTACCTGCGTGGGATGAATGGATGAACTCTTGGCAGGAGCGTGGCATGGAAACATCAGCACAGGAATTCGCCAAGACCTGTATCAAGAACTACTACTGGTTCGGTGATTACTTCGTTAAATGGAGATTCTCCCGTGGTAAGCGTATCGGTATGTTACCAGTGGCAGGACTTGAACCCTTAGAGAATAAGCACTGCCGTCTTGCTACTACTCGTAAGGATGTAGCATACGACCAGATTAATTATGGCGACTTCAATAACATAGCTGTAGGACGGTGGACATACGGCATGGGTAACTATAAGATATATCCGAAGTTCGCATTGTCAGAAGTTGACAACTATCTATTCGCTGCCGTGTCACACCACAGAGAGAAATCAGTAGATGAGTTCTATGGTGTGAACGAAACCCACCAGGGCGCACGTCCATATATTCAAGGTAGTAACAAGACCGCCTCCTACATTAACTCCTTCCTGCGTAATTCCCTTGCAGCGAAGATACACATCATCATTCCGAATGAGTGGGTGTCAAGCAAGCGTAATCAGTTGGTAAAGCTATGCGAGGAGAATAAGATTCGCTCATCTAAGAAGCAGGACTTGGTTAAGTATAATGGCATCAACATCGGTACTGAATACCGTGAATCGTTGCTTGTAGAGTATATGCGATTAGAACTGCGTAAGATAGGCGACTATCTGAGCGGTGCCGACAATCAAGGCAAGGCATACTCTTCTATTTCATTTATGGATAGTTCAGGTCACGAACTGCAGTGGAGAATCGAAACGATCGACCTTAAGTATAAAGAATATATCGATGCGCTGATTTCCTATGATAAGCGAGCGGAAGAAGCCTTACTATCAAGCGTTGGATTGGATGCATCCATTACAGCAGTTAGCAAGGATGGTGTTATCAGCAAGTCAGGTTCTGATGCTTATTATAACTACCTTATTTATATAATGTCGCTCACACCTGAAGATGAGATCTGTGCAGAACCGTTCAATCTCGCTCTCCGATTGAACTTCCCAGAACTCTATAAGCAGGGTTATCGTATTGGCTTCTATCGTGAAGTTCCACAGCGACAGGAAGACGTTGCACCGAAAGACAGACTAAATCAACAGCAGTCATGAATATACTCGTAGACATTTTTAAGAACTTCTCCACCTTCAGCCTTTATGCTCCAGGAGTGGAAACGAATATGGACCTGAACGATTTACGTTCGTCTGGTCTTACGGCTCGCAAACGCATTGAAACCGTAATCAGTCGTCCCGTGTTTGAGAAACTTTTAAAGGAGGAAGAAACCTCTCCTCTTATGGAGGCTTTACGTGCTGCCATGGCGAACATGACCATGGCAAATCAAATCATCTTTGATAGCATTAATAGAAGAAAGAAAGAAGTCAATGTGTATAAGTACGAGTTAGAGGCGATGAAGCGTTCTTATATGGAGAACTACTGCAACGCTATCGACACACTTGTACAACTGTTGTCAGAACCTACTGAAGGTGAAATCGCAGAACTGTGGAAAAAGACTCCTTACTACCCTATCTTGGAGCGATGCGAAATAAAGACAATGGATCAGATGGATGCTATCTATCCTATCGATGCCTCTTATCTTTACTTTTTCAGAACCGTTCCCTTGCAGAAGGAGACGCTCGATGAAGTTATGTCGATTTACTTCGAGAAACTCACAGATGACAATAGAGAGCGCATCCGTCCTCTCTTATTGCTTGCCTTGGTGAAGAAGACGATTGCAAAATCGCTCCGTAGATTTGATATCCTCGAGTTCCCTTCGACGATTCGAAACCTCTTCGATGATAGTCACGCTTCACGCTCTGGTAAGGACGAATCCAGTGCTATCTTTGCACTTGCCGACCGCCTCGATCGTGAAGCAGAAGAACTCCTCTCTAATGCTGACACGCTGCTCTCTTCTGAGACTGTTTCAGACTTTTGTTCAAATTCTGCCTACAACAACCCTGATGATAATATCATAATGTTGCCATGAAGAAGGATATTTCACTTATATATAAAGGTAAAATACATTTTATTCCTAACCATTGGGATGCGATGAATGACCGTCAGTTCATCCGCCTTGTAGGCGACTTCCTTCGTATGGCAGCTGGCGAAATATCTGCTGGCGAGGCTCGGATTAACTGGTTATGCGACATCATGGGTTGGAACAAACGTAAATTCCATTCAGAGGAACAGATTGCTAACCTCGTAGCAATTTCTGAACAGCTTACGTTTATGTTTCAGATAAACTATCCTGATAACAATAGCGTCTTGGATGGTGTCGACGAGGATACTTACGAGTTGTGCCGTCGTGTTGACCCTTATCGCTTAAACATACCACTTGCACGTGTATTGCGCAGGCTCAATTATCAATACGTAATCGACCTCTGTTTCTGTGCGCAGCTCATCCCTTCAGTTCAGATTGGCGAGCGTTCTTATCCTGGTTATCGAATTGAGACGAGTTTCGGTACGCTTACTTGCTCTCTTACTGCCCTTCAGTACGTCGAAGCACAGGGGCTTATCGAACGAGGCGAGGAGTCGTTGCCTTTGCTCGCTGCCATTCTCTATTATCCAGAGAAAGAATACAATTCTGAGCGTGCGCACGAGTTAGCTAACGATTTCGCTAAACTTCCACTCGAAACGCTTACGGCTATATCGTTTAATTTTCAAGCATTTAACAACTATCTATTTAGTAAAACTTCATTCTCTCTGCTGTCTAAGTTCGCTCATAAACCCAAGCAGCCAATCACCACCGATGCCTCTGATGCACTCTATGACCTCTCCAAGGAGGGGCTTGGAAATGCAAAACAGATAGAGCAGATGAACGTACTTACTTATCTGAAGGTGTTGCGTAAGAAGACTATCGACGCAGTCAAGGATATGAAGGGTTTTGGCTGGGATAAATTAAAAATCAGTGAGGAGGTAGGACTGCCTATCTCTGTAATCGATAAGATATTATGATTAAAGATCAGTTTCTCTATTTCGCACAATATCCGTCAAAAGAGGGTGTTCGTGCTATACTTACCAATGGTGCGAGCGACTTCCCTGGTTATAATGACCTTGCAGAGTCTCTTGACAAACTTCCCAATGTGTCGCGACTCCCTGAGATAGCCAACTATGTCTATGGTCAGTCATTCGATGAATTGAAGCAGCGTATCGATAAGTTAGTGGGCTCGTTCCTGTTCGTGGATTATGGCGAACTAAATATGTCAGCGGATGGACGCAACTCTTACCAAGTAACCCAGCGTATCGCTATCACCGTGGCAAGCAAGATGACGAACCGTGCTGACGCTGCTGAATATATGCTTGCCTCCGATTCTGCACTTCGCCTACTCTCTAAGATTCACGCTTGGATGATTGCCGATGCTGAAGAAGGCGAACTCGATTGGATATCTCGAGGAGAACTCGACAAGGCGGAGATGATTCCTTTTGTCGCTACAGAGTTATCCTCGGTTGGTTGGACCTTGATGCTCAATTGTGTTGCGCCTGACACGCTTGGAACGCACCTTTTAAGTCGGTCCTTTGCAAAACAGCCTTAAATCCTTACCTTTGTATCGTTAATAAGTTGGTAGAATTATAGTTTGATAGTTAATAGTTTTTTCAGATTGAAGATTGTTTAGGATGACGGGCTAACGCAGTGATGCGTTAGCCCTTTTTGTATCGTTTTTTAGCTTTAGATAATTACTTCTAAATCACTGATTATAAAGGCTGTAGTACTTGCGTGTTCCTTATTATAGTGTTACCTTAGCAGTGCAATTAGAAACAAAGAACATTCAAAAAACAAAGATTATGAACGAGCAAATTCAGAACATTCTCAACGAGAACGGAACAAAGACTTCAAAGATTCAGAAGCTCCTTAGCCTTGGACTTACACGCAGACAGGTTGCAGACCTTGTAGCAAACGGAAACTACGGCTTCGTACAGAACGTCTACAAGCGAATGATGCAGGGAATGACACAGAGCGCAGCAC